AAAAAGCGAAGGCATTAATAATGTCTGGAGAAACAATAGCAGAAGTTGCGAACAAAGTCGGATTAGCAAAGAGCACAGTTGGAGATATAAGTAGTAAAGAAAAATTACAAGTTAAACAACTAGATTATTTAAAATCTTTAAGAGAAAAGTACAGCAAAGAGATAGAACAAAATAAAGAAGATAGATTTTATATTAATGTAGAAGCTAAAGAAGAAATTTGGAAAAAGCTAAGAGAAAACGGAATATCTAAAGAACTTCAAGATACTTTAAAGCAAAATGAATTAACAGAACAAGAAATACTAGAGCTTAATAGATTAGAAAGATTAGAAAGATTTGAACTAGAAAAAGCTAAATATAAAGATAATAGATTAAATATTATATCTGAAGAACTTGCTAATTTAACAGATAGTGACATAGAAAAGATTTTACAGATAATAGAAAAATCAAAAGAAGCTGATCAAGATGAATAAAATATATAACTTCTTTAAGAATGAACTAGATAGAAGAAAAAAAGAAAGATTAAAATTTTTCGTATTTAAAGCTAGAGATTATCAGAAGAAAATTATAGATACATTCAAGAATGGATTATATAACTTTTTCATTATTTGTTGGGCTAGAAGACTAGGGAAAGACCTACTTGCTTTTAGTTTAGCTTGTGAAGAATGTTTAAATAAAGCTAATACTGTTGTTTACTATATGTTTCCTACTATGAAACAAGGTAAAATGATGATATTAGATGGTTTTACTAATGATAGAAAAAGGATAATTGAAGAAGTTATTGATAAAGAATGTTTATTACTACCAGAAAAGTCTGGGAAATTGTACCACTCTGATAATTCTTTAAGGTTTAAAAATGGTTCTATTATTTATTTTGTAGATGCTCAAAACGCAGATACGAAAATTGGTGGAAACTTAGATATATTGGTTATATCAGAAATGGCAACTATAAAGAATAAAAACATACTGCTATATCTAATACCATCAGTAATGAATGTAAACGGTAAAATCATACTTGTAAGTACTCCAAGATTTGCCAGTTACTTTAATGAGCTGCTAGAAGATAAGAAAAATATTGAATTATGGTTTAAAAGTATGTTAAATGCAGTTGATAAAGAAGCAGTTGATGAGAAAGGTAACCCTGTTTGGAGTAATGAAAAGCTAGAAAAAGCTAGGCAACTGATGAGTGAAAGTAAGTTCAGACAAGATTATTTATGTGATACAGATGTTGCTAACGAAAACGCTATTTATGCAGCTAGTTTATTAAAAGCAGAGTGGATAAAAGATTTAAACACAGCTAACAAAAAGCTATATGTCAGTGAAGATTTAGGAATAAACGACAGCACGGCATTGGTATTTACGATAGATAACACTATAATACATCATTATGCTAGTACAGATAAAGCGACGATACATTATATAGAGTACATAAAAACTTTTATGAAAGAACACAATATAAAAGATGTAGAGATTATACTTCCCCACGACGCTAGAAATAGACAAGACGCTATTGACTATTTAACAAGTAGAAGAGAAGCATACAACAAACATTTTAAAAACGTTAGAGTGCTAAGAGCGTATGAAGTTAATAAGACAATAGAGATAACAAGACATAGTATAGAGCAGCATAAGATAAAATTTTTAGACTGTGCAAGTGTTAGGGATATGGTTAGATTAATGAAGATGTACGAGTGGAAAATAGATAACTCTACTGAGGAAAATCTAAGAGTACCCGTTCACGGCAGAGGACTTGCAGCAAGTAATACTTGCGACGCGGTTGAATATTATTGTATGCGAATGTTTGTAGAAACTTACGAAAAAAATATAATAGCTTTGGACTGGGGAATTTATGAAGATTAGGAGGTTTTAAATGGCATTTGGGAAAATAGGTAAAGGTCTTAGAAATATAGGCAGAAGAATAGGAAGAATTACAGGCAATTTAACTGGTGGACTTATAGGTAAATCAGATGCTCAAAAAAATCAAGAAAGACTAATAGAAGAACAAAAAAAAGAAGCTGACAAACAAGCTGAACTATACAGGCAACAAATAGAAGAAGAAACAAAAAGAAGAAAAGAAGAGGCAGATAGAGCAGCAGCAGAAGCACAGAGAGCAAGAGATGAACAAGCTAGATTATTGAGAGAACAAGAAGAAAAAGCAAAAGCTGAAGATGATTTTAAAAGACAAGTAGCACAAGATAGTGCGAGTATTACAAACGGGCTTTTAAATAATATGAATAATAATAAAACAACAACAGTTGATTATTCTAATGCAGTTAATGCAGGTATTACAGAGAGCAAAGATGATGATATAGATAAACTAAAAAAAGCATTTAAAAGAAAGCTGTAAGGTGGGCTTATGATATTGGGAATAACAAGAGAAAAATTGGAATACTATTTTGATAATGCTAAGAAGTACAAAGAAGATATAAGAGGATTGTACAACGAAGTATATGAATACACAGATGTAAATTTTAGTATTAAAGATAGTGGAACAGTAGAGAAACAAAGTAAAAGAGGTGTTGAAAGTGTAATACTAAAAAGCCAAAATTTCTTATGTAATTTTATAATGTCATCTGTATTCTCAAAATCTGGGAGATGGGCAACTGTAAAAGTAAATCAAGAAGTATTAAAACAGCTTACTAACACCGATGGAGAAATTGCAGAAGCACAAAGCAACGAAATAAATAAGGTATTAGAGAATAATTCAGATACAGTTTATTTCACTAATGATAATACTAACTACTATACAGAAACATCAAAATCTTTACTAGATTGTATAAAAGTTGGAACAGGTATAAGAAAGATTATAGAGTTAAAAGATAATACTAAATGCTTTACTTATGCTTATCAAAATTTAGATAATATCTATATTTTAGAAGATAACTTGGGAAAACCTAACATCATTTTTAAAATTTATGTAGAGAAAAATCTAAACGATATAAAAGACTTGTTTGGACATTTACCGATTACAGTTCCAAAAGGTTTAAATGAAGAGAAGTTAGATGAAAAGATAAATATTATAGAGTGTGTTATTGGAGTTTTTGACGAAGATACAAGCACATACAAATATTATCATGGACTTTTTACAGAGGCATTTGAAGAAATGCTATTTGAGGGTGAGTTAAACTATAATCCTTATACAGTGTTTAGATGGAAAATAAATAGTTCTAACCCTTGGGGAATTGGAATTGGTTTAGAGAACTTAGATTTATTCAAGGAATTAAAAGACTTAAAAGAAAAAAGAAAGAAGCACGCAGATAAGATTGTTAGCCCACCATTAAACTTCTATGGGAATATAGATTTAATAAACAAAGTTAGTTTAAAATCAAATGCCAAAAACTATGGTGGAAGCGGAATTGGTGGAGATAAGTATGGAGTAGAGCCGATTAATGTAGGTGCTAATTTACTTCCTGTGGAAAAAGATATAGAGCAAATAAAACAAGAGATAAGAGAAATATTTATGGCTCAGCCTCTTGGAGATGTAACAGATACTAAAAATCGTTCTGCTACTGAAATGGGTTTAAGACATGAAATGTTTAGAAAAGAATTTAGTGGAACTTACGAACTTATAAACACAGAGTTATTAGAGCCTACTTTTATGAATGCTTATTACATAATGGATAGTAAAGGCTTACTTAATAAAACAGAAAATGAAAGTTATATAAACATTTCTCAAATTCAATATATCAATGAACTTACTCGTAATGCTGGTAGTGATGAGGTTATAAATACAATAAATTTCTATATGACTTTATCACAAGTGGTCCCAGAAGCACAAAGACAATTTATTTTTAAAATAGATGAACTTATAGACTGGGCAAGCAAAAAGATGAGAGTACCACTTGATGTATTAAATAATAAAGAAGAAATTAAACAGCTAATAGCACAGCAACAAAAACTAGAACAAATGGAAAAAATGGCTTTAATACAAGATGGTATCGGTAAAAGACAAGATGTAGGTATAGGAGATGAAATAAAAGAAAGTATGGGGGTATTTAATGGAACATAGAATAGAACACAGGACAGAATATCAAATACTTTTAAACAGATTTGCTGGTAATAATGATTTATATAAATTGCTGGAAGAGTGCTTACTTGAAGAGGAAAGACAAAGAGAAAGCACTTATATGATGTCGGGAGTATATCCTGAACGGAGAAACACAGTTATGAAGTTAATGACAGACTTAAAATTTAATGAAGAAAGAGAGGTTAAATAATGGAAGATAATGTACTAGATAATTTACCAGAAGGTAATGGAGAAGGAACAAATACAGATGACTTAAACCAAAATTTACCACCAGATGACAGTACAAATGATGATGGTACTGGGGGAAAAGTGGAAGAAAAGAAATCTTTTTCAGTAGATGATATTCAGTTTACAGAAGAATATAACATTGCTGGTTATGACTTTTCTAAGTTCAAAGGGAGAATAGACGAAAGTTCGCTACCTTACTTGGAAGAGTATGCAAAGAAATATCAAGAACAAGGTTTTACACAAGCACAGATTGAGTTTTTGATGGAAGAAAACTTAGCAGATGCTCCAAAAGATAGGGACAGTATTATGAAAGAGTTACAAAGTTCTCTAACAGTAGAGGAAAAACAAAGTTATAAACATACTGGGATACAATTAAAACAAGCATTAGACAAAAGCAATCTAGGCAAATATTATGAAGAAATAATGTCAAACCCTATTGCTTTTAAAGTAGTAAATGCACTTGTTAAAAGTTTAACTCCAGGAGCAAATGTAGGAGCAAAAACAGAAAGAGAAAGTAGAACATCAAGATTAACAGGCTATCAAGCAGTTGAGAAATTCAACGAATATATGAGAGCTAATATTGGTAATGCAGATGTTCAAGGAAAAGCAAAAGAATTATTGGGAATGGTTGGTACTGATGAAGAAAAAAAATATTTTAAAGAAACATTAGGTTTATAGGAGGAATTAAATGGCAAACGTAACACAAACTAAACAACAACAATTTGAAACATCAGTTTTAATGGCACAAGACACATTAAAAGCTAATGGATTAAAAAAATTAGCAGAAAGAGCAACAGTAAAAGGTGGAGAAACTAACACATTTTACAGAAAGAAAAAGGCAACAGCAAAAGATGGAATACCTACAATGTTTAATGGGACTTTTACAGGAGAAGGTGGGGATTTTGAAAAGTTCACTGCAACTATAGCTCAAATTTCATCACAAGATAAATTACCAGAATTAGATATGTTAAAAACAAAATTGGACTTAAAATCTCCGATAATTGCTTCAATGACTAATGCTTTATTACAAAAAGAAGATGAAAAAGTTATAGCAGCAATAGCAGCAGCTGGAACTCTTGCAACAGCAGGAAAAGCTACAAAACCTGTTGATGATATTGAAAATATAAAGATATTATTACAAAGAGTTAGAAGTGCTCATGTATGGTCTAAGTGTGGGCTTAACCAAAAGAAAGGTGTAGCAATAGTTATGAATGAGGAAGATTATTCTGTACTTGCTTCATCTGAAATCTTTATCAATGGAGATTATCAAGCAGCATTTGGTGGTGGAACAGGTGATACACCTCTAACATTCTATGGAGCAGAAATAATTATATCTGAACAAGCAACAAAAGGAACATTCTATATAATCCCAAGTTATACTTTTGGCTTTGCAGAATGGGAAAACTCAGTAAAAACAGATATGGTATTTTTCCCGACAGATGGTAGAACTTGGCATTTGCAAGTATCAAAATCTGTTGGAGTAGTAGTTATTGAGCCAACAAAAATAACAAAATTCACATTTAAAGTTTAATCAATAAAGGGGTAAGGGGCTTTCACCTCTTGCCCTTTTTTAAGGAGATAATATGGATTTTAAAACAGGTAAATTACATAAAATTATAAGAGAATTTGAAAAAGGGAATGGAAGATATGAAATAAATGGGATTGATTTAAAAAACACTGTTTTTTTATATAGAGAGAAAGCAGGAGCATTTATACCTATTCCAAAAGGAAATTATAAAACAATTTTAAATGATAACGAAAGTATACTAGAAGTTGATGATGTAATAAACAATAAGGCTATTGAATTTCAGATTATATCAGTTTTTGATGTGCAATCATATAAATATTTAGAAAAATATCCAGAGCTAAAAATGGTTGTAGTTCAAACAAATAAAATAGTAGATGATATAAATAACATAATTGGATATTTAAACAGCGTAGGAGTGAAAACTGATAGTAAATATCAAACGCAAATACTAACTCCACTAGAGCCATTATCGGTTTGGTATATGAATGCTGAAGGTCTTATAGACACTTTACCTATTGATGATTTTAATAAAAAATTTAAAGAAATTATTGAAAAGATGTCAGAGTTAGCTGATGAGAAAGCACGAGAACAAATAAAAAAGCGTTTAGATGAATTAAAAACAGAAATAGAAAGTTTTAAAAATAAAAAAATATCAGAAGTTTTAAAAGAGTTAAAAACAGAGAAAGATAATTCTATAAAAGAAATAGAAAAAATTAAGGAAAAATCAAAGAATGAATTAAATAGTAGAATGCCAGAAATAAATAATAAATTTAATGGAATAGCAGGAGGAACTATCAATCCTACTTTTATTCAAGATGACAGAGAAAAGACAGAGGGACAATATTACTTAGATAGACCAACAGGTAAATTATATAGATGCATAAAAACAACATCTAATACAGTTAATTCAGCAGAATATTTTAAGGATATGTCATTGGACAGTATTGTGAATAGATTGGAAAATCTATCAAATTTTAGAAGTGAAACTATAACAATTAATAGTACCAATGGCATTCTAAACCAATCATTTAAATTAATAGCAGCTGGGAAAATTAGAATAATCAGTTTTATGAATATTCATGTTAAAAATGATTATGAAACAGATTATATTTTACCTGATTGGTTTTTAACAAATACTGAAGATGTAAAATCTTCCTGTACAAATGGTACTGGTGGTGCTACTGGTGAAGTTGCAGAAATCCATTTTGAACCTTCAACTAAAAAATTAAAATTTTACCCAGCTCTTAGACAAGGATTTTCTGGAAATCTACAGCTGTCAGGTCAAGTTGTTTCTGTCACTAAGGATTAACAATATAAGCTATTGTAGTTTGCAAATTTCTAACAGTTATACCCGCATTATTGTGAGTATAAAAATTTCCGTTTGGCTCTAATCTAAGCCAATGATAGTCCATTTTTATACCTCCTGTTGCAGCAACGGCTGATAAATATTCAGTTGATTTAGGTCTAAATTCAACTGGTAAAGGAGTTGCAGGTACAATAACATCTTTATTTGCAACTCTAGAAAATTTAATTTCTAATATGCAAATATTCATTATCTTTAACACAGTATAGTGAATATACATATCTGAATTTACATCTTCTGTATTGTGATAACTGTAAGTCTTAACATTGAATAAATTTTCCAATCTATAAACTTTTTAAAATTATTAAGGAGGCAAAAATATGATTTACATTTATAAAAAAGAGAAATTAATAGACATATTAAATTATGATATAAATGAATTTAAAAAAGAATGGTATCCGAATTTTCAAGAGGATATGAAAATATATGACAAGCAATTTGAATATCCTATTTTTGAAAATGGGGAACTAAGAGAAATGACTAAGAAAGAAAAGGTTTCAAATGGTATAACTGTTACTTTAGAAGAAGGAGAAGTTATAAAAAATAATAACTTAATTAAAATATCTCAGCCAAGTAAATATCATAAATGGATTGATAAAGAATGGGTATTAAATTTAGAAGAATTAAAAGTACAAAAAAGAGAGGAATTAAAAACAATTAGAACTTCCAAACTTTTTGAAAATATTACTGTAAATGGAGATACATTTCAAGTTAGAAAAGATGATTTAGAAAACTTCTGGGAAGTTGATTATATGTTAAAAAGAAGAGAAGTCGCAGAAACAGATACAAGAAATTGGATACTTGTAGATAATAGCATAAAAACTTTTACATATTCTCAATTAATGAATGTATTGACTGAATTTATAAAAAGAAAAGCTGGAATATTTGAAAAGTTTGGAGCACTTTCAATAAAGTTAGAAACTTCTAAATCAGTAGAAGAAATAGAAGCTATAAGATGGGAGGGACAAAATGTTTAGTTTTTCAAAAGCTAGTTTGGATAAAATGAATGGAGTTCATCCGAATGTAATAAATTTTATGAAAGAACTTATAAAAGAGTCTCCATATGATTTCAAAATTACTTGTGGTGTCAGAACTGCAGAAGAGCAAAATCATGAATATCAAAAAGGAAGAACAATTTTATATGATAGCAACGGTAAAAAACAACCAAAAGTTAGTTGGTGTGATGGATATAAATATAAATCAAAACACCAAGTAAAAATTGATGGATATGGATATGCTGTTGATATAGCTGTCTTGGAAAAAGAAAAATACATAGATAATAAAACAGGAGCAGAAAAAGAAAAGACAGTTGCTAGATGGGATTATAAATATTATAAAGCTATTTATGATGTTGCTGAAAGTAAAGGTCTCATTAATAAATATGGAATAGTATGGGGTGGAAATTGGAAGCAAAAAGACTCTGTACATTTTCAATTAGGAACAGCTGATAATGTTCAATTTAAAAAATAGTTAATAAACAGTCTGACCAGACAGTTATTATAAAAATTTTAGGAGGTATTAAAATGAGAAAAGTTGATGAATTAATTAAGAGATTTAAAAAAGAGACTGTGAATTATTTTAATGAAAGAGTATGTAAAAGTCAAGAATATAGGTTAAAAGAAGATGATGTACATATTGTTATAAGTTCTTACGTTTTAGGAAATTTGAAAGTTCTTATTACAACAAGTGTACAAGATGGAATGTATTATGAAATTACGTATAATGCAAATAAAGACGAGATATATTTAGACGCTTACAAGAAATGGGAAAATAAATGTATTAAATTTTAAAGGAGGTTAAAAGTGGAAGCATTTGTAGAAAGAATGGTTGTGGAAAAAAATGAATTACAAGATAGAGTAACAAAGTTAGAAAATTTTGTAAACTGAGAAAAGTTTAAAGAATTAAAAGGTTTGGAGCAAGTTTATTTAAAAGAGCAGCTAAAATTTATGAGAGGTTATATAAGTGTGCTAAGACAAAGAATTAATTTTTATAACAAATAACAGGAGGTAAAAGTATGGATAAAAAATTATTATGGCAAGTTTTAGGATATGTATTTTCATTGGTAGTTTATTTCTTATTGTCTTGGAGATACAAAGGAAAGGAAGAAGTTCAACAAGAAGTTATAAATCAAGAGCTTGAAATTCAAGGCAAAGGTTTAGGAAATCTTAAAAAGAAAGCAGTTCAAGAATTTGTATCTAAATTACCAGCTCACGTGAGAATATTTATAAATGAAAATACAATAGAAGCAGTAGTTAAAGAATTACAACCTTTATTTAAGAAGCTAAAAGAAGGTAAAAATGGAAAAGAGTAAACTTATACTTAAACCTTTATCTAATGGAAAAGCTATACTATTAGATGATTATGTTTACTCTATTAATGATTATGATATAAAGGTATTTAGAGGTTTCATCACTGATGGAGCCTCTGTACCTAAATCTTTACAATGGCTATATAATCCTTACGGCAAATACATTAATGCAGCAGTTATACACGATTATTTGTACTCTACATACAATAATACTGGGATTAATCGTACCTTAGCAGACAAGATATTTAATTTCATTATGAAAGAAACGGGAGTGGACAACAGGACCAGAAGAAAATTTTATATGGCAGTTAAATGTTTTGGAGAAACATCCTGGAAAGCTAAATTGCAAAATGAGGGATACAAAGATAGAGCTGTTATAGATAGGACTAAAGAAGCCAGAGAGTATTATAATCATTGGTATAAAGTACTGGGATTGTAGGTGGTATATATGGAAAAAACTTTACTAGAATACGGGATAGTTGGAGCCATTTTATTGTATTTTTTATGGAAAGATAAAAGTACCTTTGAAATGTATAAAAACACTATGCAAAGAATGACTGATTTACTAGAAGCAATCCAAAAGGAACAGTCAGAGTTAAAAAAAGATGTTGAGGAAATTAAAAAGTATATAAAATGATGGGTAGGTTAACCCTACCCAAAAAGGAGTGTAGCAATGGATAGAGGAGAAATAATATCAGAAACATTAATAATGTTAGGAGAAAACAGTATATACAATGACAATAAAAGTGATATGTATAAGATATGTGAAAAAATGTTGGACAGTGTAATAGACAATATAGCAACATCTAGCGCTTTTCTATTCAATGCTATCACTACTAAACTAACAACAGTAGGTCAAGTTGATGGGGAAAATAAGTTTAATTTGCCTATTGATTGCTTAAATGTTCTTAGATGTAATAAAAGTTATAGATTAGAAAATGAGTTTATATACTCATCAGAAAGCGAAATAAAAATACAGTATTGTAGAAAGATAGATTTTACAGAAATACCAGATAATTTATTTAATTTAATTGTAGCAATGACAGGAAGAAAAATGGCGTTAGCAGTTAATACTTATAACAATAGATTAGAAGTTCTGGAAGCAGAAGTAACAAGATTAAAAAATAATATTATTGCTCAACAAGGTTTTCAATATTGGGAGGAAGAATAATGGAAAGAGTATTTAAAAATAATATGTTTGTGTATGGGGAAGTAGGAGAAAGATTAAGTGGTATAAGAGAAAGTGAGATATATCAACAATCAGCACAAAAAATAGAAAACCTTATTATAAATGAAATGGGCAATTTAAAGATAGCAAAGAAATTGGAAGCTACCAACTTTCAACACAATTTAATACAACTTATTGATACAAAACATAATTTTTATGTAGGAGTAACAAAAGATAATAATGTTGCTACTTATAGTAAAACAAATAATGATATTGGAAATTTACTGTATACACACCCAATAACTGTTAAAAATATAAGAATAATTAAAATGTGTGATGATAGATTATTTGTAATTGGGGATAAAATAGAAGTTTTTGAATTCAGTAAAGAAAAAGGTGAGATAGGGAAATCAGACTATTTAAGTTTAATAAAAAACCCAATTAAAGATAGAGAAACAGTTAAGCTAGATATCTATAGAATTTATAGAGTAGGTAGTGATTTTAGGGTTGGTTTTATAGGAACAGTGGAAAATCCAATAGTAGAGGGAAGAAGTGATGGTTTATATATTAGTGGAGCTAATGTATTAGTAAAAAGAATTTATAAAGTTTATAAAGGTACTGTAACTAAAGAAAATATTGAAGAAAGATTTTTACAAGATGGTAATACTTTTGCTGTATTTAGAAATTTTTTACCTCATATAGAACATGGTGTATTTATGGGTAAGAATAATTTTGGAGACTCATATTTTCAAAGAATAATAGAGAAAAGCTATATAATTGGAGAAACTTATATCAATTTTAATGAAAGAAGAAACAGCGGCTATGATGAAGTATATAAAAGTTCTTATTATGATACTGATGGAATTAGCACAAATATCAAAGGTGAATTAAATTATGGGACTCTTTTAGATATTATTTCAAATGCGGTAACAGTAGGTATATACCAAGATAGAATGGTTTTTGTAAGCAATGGTTATTTATATTTTTCTAAGAAATCAGATTATTTTGATTTTAGAAATGATACAAAAGCAGATAGTGCTTTCTTTTTTAAACCTACTCCTATTAATAATATTTACCCAGAAATGTATGACATTTACATAGGAGATAAAATATTTGCTCCAACATCACATGGAGTTTATGTTATATCCACAAACAATATTCTGACAAGTGGGACATACAATGTTTTTATTGCAAGTGAAATTACTTGTAATGAAAAAACTAAGTACAGCTATAAGAAAGGAGCTGCACTATTAAATGGCACTTTCTACTATTTAACAGATACTAATGAAATTAGGTGTGTTGAGCAAGTACCAAACTCACAAGGAGTTGAGACTTATAGTTCAACAAATTTAGAAAAATACGAACTTATACCTAAATTTATTGGATTAGATAAATTAAAATATAACAACAAAAATTATTTGATAGCTTTTAAGGAAGAAAAAGCAGATACTTTATATCTATATGAACAATTAGAATATAAGATTTTTAGGAGATTTTCTTTAAAATTAGATAAACCTATAAACGATTTTATATTCTGTAATAAGTATATATTAGGACTTATAGATGGCATAGCCGTAAAACTTAATGAAACAGAAAACAATGTTGCTAAGGCAATTTTAAGAATAAACCCACCATATATGAAAACTGAAAAAGGTGGTAGTTATAGCAATGATTATTCATCAAGAGTTTTAAGAGTATTTATTAAAGTCTTGAACGAAAATAAAGAAGCTATAAAAGGAATAAAAATAAATGATAAGGTAGTAACAAAAAATGATATTGAGAACGATTTATTTAATGTCTTTAAAATAGAAACTTCTTTCCCAATATTAAATGGTTTTAATATAGAAATTACTACAAAAGAAAATAATAAGATATTTGAAATTTTAGGTATAGACACAAAGATAGATATTGTAAGCGATTAGAGGTGATTAATATGATGGGTTCAATATTAACTAATCTTGCATTAGGAATTGCACAAGGTTACGGAATATATAAGCAAGGTAAGAAAATTGCAAAAGCAGGAAATGAAGTAAAATCTATTTATAATGGATTAAAAGGTCAAGAGAACAAATTAAAAGGAAGTATTGAATACAATAAGACTACAGCTAAGAAGATAAAAGGCTACCAAGATGAACAAGCTAAAATGCAATATGAATATAATAAAAAAGAAATAGGAAGAGCATTAGAAGGAAATTTAAGAGGCTTGTTAGCTGGATATGTATCAGCGAGAGAAAATTTAGAACAAGAAGTAATGAATGTTAGGAGCAAATTAGCTTTTAATGATATTAAAAATGTTGAAGATAGCTCTATAAAGTCTGACAGTATCAATAAACTTAATTCAGAGGCTAAGGATAAGGCAAATATCATTACACAAAATCAAATGAATGAGATAGGGGAATTACAAAATCAAACAAATAATAATTATTATCAAAGTGGATTAACTTTTAACAGAACACAGGAAGGGATAAATCAAAATTATTTAGTTGCATATTCACAAGCAGAAATACAATTAAAAAGAGATTTAGCACAATTAAATCAAACTATTGATAATGGTAATATGGCTGGTAATCAATTAATGGAACAAGGTTTTGGAGCTAAACTTGCTGGAATTAACGGAATAACACAATCATTTTTAGAAGCTGGAAAAAGTTATTATTTAGAAAATCTTAAAAAGAATTTAGCAACTACACCTAGTGGAGAAATAAGAGAAGTTCAAGGTATTTATAACACTGATGATGTTAAGAATAAATTTAAACATAATACTTTTTCAGGGTTAAAAGGTTTTGGAAATTTTGGAGGTAATAAATGGCTAATGAATTCATAGAAAAAGAAGTAATGAAAGAAAGAACAGGAGCGAATATATCTCCTATACAAGTTGATACACAAAGTAGATATTTATTAAATCCTGTGAATGTTGAAGGCGTATCTGTTAAAACACCTTCTAAAATACCAGTTCACGAAAATATGTTTATAGAAGCAATAGGAAAGATTGCTAAGGAAAGTGAACAACTTAAACTTAATAATGAAAAGAGCTTACTTGATATAGCTATGAAAAATAAAGATTTAGAGTTTGAGGAAAAATGGGCAACAGTTCAAGATAAATATGGAGATAGATTTGAAGAATATCTGAAAGATTATAATGAGGTAATAAAATCTAAAAAATCATTAATAGTTAATAGTAAGTATCTTGACACTACTGAAAAAAGAGCGTTTTCAGATAGTGTTGATATCAATTATAAAGACTGGGGAATTAAAGAAGGAGTTAAAAGAAATCAATATTATATCAAAGAACAAAATGATATTGCGCTTGCTACCTTAGAACAAAGAAGAGCAATAGGTGCCAAGTATGGACTTAATGATGATGAAAAAGCAAAAGAAAATTATACATATATGAGAGATACAATAGAGCAAATTGCTAAACTTTCTGGAATGTCAGAAGAAGAAAAAATTGTTATGCTAGGCAAAAATATTGGTGGAACAGAAGTAGCAAGACTTAATAATAGGATAATGGAAATTCAAAATAGCTCTATGACACTTGATAAAAAGAAAAGAGAAATAGACAAAGTAATATCATATATGGATAATGAAAAAATTGTAAATGACTTAGTTGATACAACTATGGAACATTATAAAGGTAATGATGAAAAGACAGCAAGAGATTATTTAAAAGTTCAATTTGAGGGAGAAACTAAATCAGTTCTAAAAGGGATAAAATCGCAGATAGATGAGTATCAAAAAGAACAAAAAAGAATTCAAAAAGAAAGAATTAGAGCAGAAAAACAAATGCAAAGACTGTATTTAAGAAATCTAAAAATGGATCAAGCCCTAAGAAGTGAAAAATATACTGATGTAAGGAAAGCATTCAAAAAAAGATATGGAAGAGATATGACTGACAATGACATAGCAAATGGCTTGGTTAATTTTGATTGGGCTTCTGCTGGAGATTTAGATAATTATAATAAGGTAAACATATTTGATAAAACACAAATATCTAATTTAAGAAGAAATATTAATGCGCAAATAGAAAACGGAAGAATGTCAGAGGCTGAGGCAAAGAATATGGTCAGAGATTATGCAGAAAAACTTTTGGCAAATGATAATAGTCTAGATAAAGAATTAAAGGTAAATGCCTTTATAAAGCAATATGCTGGCACTGAAAACCCTATCCCTTATGCCTATGGGAAAGAATATCCAGAACTTTATCAAGCTGAAAGAGTTAATAAAAATAGCAAAGGAAACTATACTAATGTGAATATCAAAATACCTGAAAAGGGTTTTATAGGTTGGTTTGATGATGAGGGTTACGATGAATGGAATGATTTAAGAAAGGACTTTTCATCAGACCCAGTATATGCAGATGCTCAATTAAAAAATTATATAATAGGAGTTATGAAAGAAGATGGATACAAAGAAAGTCAAATTAACTCAACAACAATGCAACCTTATTTGAAGAAACTTAATACAGATGAGGGAAAAAGATTAATAAATGCAAGTAAAGTTTTGAAAGGTGGTAAACCTGTACAAAACACAAAATCAAATACTGTAAACACAAAGAAAAATAAAATGGGTGGATATTTAAGATAAGGAGAAATTATGTCTATTTTAGGAGCTATAAAAAACGAATTTGATAGAAGAAACGAAGAAGGAAAAGAGTTTTTAAAAGAACAAGAAAAGAAATTTGCCCCTGCAAAAAAAGAAATGGAAGCTATGAGAGAAAGTGCTGATAGAGGAATATTTAATCCTATAAGAACTGGTTTAATTAAAGGTGTTACTCAAATAGCAGATTTTATTGCAGAGCCTATGCCAGAATTTGTAGATGGAAAATACACAGATGATTATGATAAAAATTACGAAGAATATAAAAAGCAAAGAGAAAAAGTCGGTTGGAAAGGCTCTGAACTAAGAAAAACAGCTATTGAAACTATTAAGAAAAATAGAGAAGAGAGAGCAAAATTTTTAAACAGTAATTCTAAAATAGATAAAGGAATTATGATATTTCAAAATATTTTAGAAGGTGCTGCTTCTCCTACAAACTGGTATAACCCTAATGGCTTTGTAGCCAATTTAGCTTGGGATATTCTTCAAGGGACTATTGATACTACTTGGGAAAAAACAGAAATAGAGGGCAAAGAAATTAAAGATTTTGGAAAAGAAGATTTAAAAGAGTATGCTTATGGTGCAGCCACAAGTGTAGCGATACATGGAGTTACAAAAGTAGCAGGTAAATATGTTTCTAAAAAAATAAATAAATTAAAAAATTCAGATGTTGACATACCTGAAAATGTTGTTGTAAATGCAGTTAAAGAAACTCCTAAAACCCCACTAGAAGTTATACAAAATGAGGTTGATAAATATGGACCAGGAGCAACTAACCCAAAAGCAATTATAGAATTAGCTGAAAGATTAGAGAATGGAGAAACAATAGGTATTGAAAGAGGTAAAAACTTTTCTCAGGAAGTAGATGATTTTTATACTAATGTAACTGAAAAAAGAATAGAAAAAATCCACAAAGAAGAACTTTCAAGACAAAATACAATTAAAAATAAAGAAAGTAATAGTAAGTTTGAAGAAAGAATATTTAATGGAGAAGTTCCTGAAAAAAAAGTTGCTAATGATATAAATGCAAAAGATTCTTTGAGTAAGACATTAAAACCTATTAAGAATAAGATTAAACTAAACTCTAAACAATTAACAGCTGAATATAAAAGTAGACTTGCTTATATTCATATGGAAAATGGAGGTAGTGCTAATTTTTCTCGTATAGGAGATTTAAACGAACTTATCATAACTGAAAATAATATCAATGGCAAAACATTTAAAGGAATGATAAGAGGCTATGCTGATATACCTGAAAATTTATTACCTTATGCTAATGAGTTTAGAAATATAGCAGATGAATATACTAATTTAAAATATGGAAATAACCTATCTCAAAAAGGTTATAATTTTGA